AGAGTATTATGGATATATTAGGCGGAATGTCAAATTCCAATGGAGACAGCAAAGACTATTATCTTGCTTTTAAAACAGCAGATCAGCAGTTCTTTGTTAATGGTAAAACACCAATTGAGTTTAAATATTTGCAGTTAGACCCTGCAACATTTAAGTCAGGCTGGGGTCGTTATGCTGGTGAATATCAGTATCAATGGGACAGCAAATTTGGTCAAGCATCACCAAAACCTGCTGAAGACTGGAAAAGAGCCTTTAGTTGTGTGGTTATGCCTTACGGACATGATCATGCACTTATTTGGAGTAGATTCACTTTTGCTGAATCAAGTGCCTTTAATAAGATACTAAGTAGCTTTTGGAATCAAATGGATGCAAATAGTGATTCCTTACCTGTAGTTGAGTATAAAGGCTCAAAAGAAATACAGGTAGGAATTGGTAGATCATCTGAACTTGATTTTAAATTCAGTAAGTTTGCACCTAGATTTGATGGTTTTGAAATACCACCATTCTATGACAATGATGGTGATACTTCAGTTGACGATGGATTTAAAAGTCCTAATGAAGGTCTTGCTGATAAAGTAGCGGAGATGGTAAATCAGAATGAATTAACTGATGACGATATACCATTCTGATGCAACAGATAGATTGGATAAGAATAGCACCTGACGTTGCCAAGCAACTACTAGGAGAACCCACTAAAACCTCATCTAACGAGCTTAGATGGGGTAATAAGGGGTCTATGGCTCTTAATCTATCAGAGGGGACTTTTTACGATCACGAAGAAGGAGTCGGTGGGGGAGTAATAGATTTAATTAAACATCTCAATGAAGATGTCAACACAGTTTTAAAACAGTTTGGTTATGACTTAGCATTACATTCTAATGACTCCTTATTAAGTGGTTTTCACCCCCCTAAAAGCGAAACCACTAGTAATGCTAGGTCATTCACTAGAGAGCAAATGATTGATTTGTATAAACAGTCAATCGTTAGCCTTAAGTATACTGATAATTTCATGGTTCTCAGATTTCCTGAAGGTCATGTCATTAAACAGAAATACGCACCATTTACATTAGGTGCTGATGGTTTATGGGCTTTAAAACGTCCTGACAGCCCTCTGATGCCAATTTATTATACGGATAAGTACCCAAAGAAGCCAATCGTAGTAAATGAGGGTGAGAAGGCTCTAAAGGGTTGTGAGGCAATTGTAGGAGATAAACTTGATTCTTGTACTTGGCATGGTGGAGTCAACAGTTGGAAGAAAGCAGACTGGAAGCCTATCTTAAAAAGAGAGGTATGGATATTTCCTGATAATGATAAAGCAGGTACAGATTGTGCTGAAGAATTAGCTGAACATTTAAGGAAAAAAGGTTGCAGAACAATAAAGATAATCAAGCCGCCTAAAAGGTTTGAAGATAAAGATGATCTTTATGATGCTTATGATAGAGGTGACTTTAAATCAGCAGATCATTTTATTCGTTACGCTAATATGCAAAAACAAAAGTTACCTGCTGGTGCTTTACGTTTTCAAAGAGCCGATTATGTAATATCGCAGGTAACGAATCCTGATTGGTTGATTACAGATGTATTTGAGAGAAACAGGCTTATAACTGTCTTTGGTGAGCCGAAATCAGGCAAATCGTTTATCGCGATAGCTATGGCTTGTGCGGTAGCAAGAGGTACTGATTTCTATGGTCATACTGCAAAAAAAGCACCTGTAGTATATCTTGCAGGGGAGGGTTTGGCTGGAGTACGCAGGAGGCTTTCAGCCGCAAATCAATATTTTAAGAAGATAGACCCAACTGAAAAAGATGAAGGTCTTAAAGATGTGCCATTGTTTTTATCTAACAGAGGGTCAAGAATTAATGAGGCTGATGAATATGAAAAGCTAGTAGATGAGATTAATTTACTTAAAGAACAAGAAAAGCAAATTGGTTTAATTATCTTTGATACGTTTCAACGTAACTTCAGTGGTGATGAAAACTCAGCTCAAGAGGTTAATAAGTTCGTCAAAGCCGCAGATCAATTGATTCATGATTTTGATTGTACAGTATTACTTGTACATCATACTGGTAGAGGTAATAAAGGCAGGGCTAGAGGTAGTTCTGTTCTTGATGCCTCCATTGATGGTGAGTTCTTAGTTGAGAGAAAAGATAAGACTATTGATGGTCAGGAGAAGATGTTAGTCAAGATGAAACAGACTAAGAATAAAGATGGCATGGGTATGGCAGAAAAGAACTTTGAATTCCATGAAGAGAGAATTATTGGCGAGGGTCTTGATGTGACTTCAGGATTGTTAATTGAGACTGATTCAGAGATTGAATCCGATGAAGACACACAATCAAAAATAGATCACATAGTAGATAAAAAGATAGTGTCATTAATGTACACATTAGCACTTGATGAGGAAAAACCTGAAGAAAAATGGTTTACACACTCTACTTTTGGACATCATGCTGTTTTTAACGGAAGTGGCAAAGAAATTGGTAGAGATGCCACAAATAATGCTTTTGCAAGATTGGAAAAAGCTGGAATTGTGGTTCAAGCAAAAAGAGACGAAAATGCGACAACCAAGCAGGGTTACAGGCTAGTTGAGTTCAGACCTTATGAAGATTATGAGCTGTTATAATATGCAAGTGTGTAAGTGTGTAAACAAAGTGTGTAAGTGTGTAGTGGTACATTATATAAGTGTGTGTGTGTGTAGTAGTCCGTAAGGACTACACAGATACACACTTAGATGTACACACAAAACACAGGATATAAAATATGAGTAATTATTTAGAAGAGTCTTTAAAAGATAAATTAAAAGAACTAAGAATCTATGAGCTAGAGACTAAAGTTAAATGGGGTAATCGTAGAAGGATATTTAAAATGGTAGGTGTTGATTTTGAGATTAAGTTTCTTAAAGGTGAGCAAATACTAAAAACATCTTTACAAGATGATCCACCTAAAAAGCAAATCGCTATGGTTGAAATGATGTTAAGAGCTTATGAGCAGTTAAATATTAAATGTGAGGAAAGTGGATATATCATGATTCAACCAAATGCAAAATGCTTTACGTTTGATAGAAAGACTGCTTTGGTATGTGATACTGATGATGATAAGCCTGTATTAGAATTAATACATAAAGATGAAAAAGATATTATGATATTCAGTATAGAAGAATTATTAAGATGTTTGCCCAATGATTTTATGAGAGCAAAAGAACTTTTAAGCAAATTAGATAAATCGGTCAACTTTCAAAGAGTCGATTATGTCTAAGTGGCATGGTGGTAAAGGGTCAAAACGCAGACCTGAAGATTCTAAGAAGTTAGATGCAAATTGGGAAAAGGTTTTTGGAAAAAAGAAAAAGGAGAAAAAAGATGCCGATAAAACTAAAACCTAGTGCCAAGATAAGAGACAGGGCTACAGGCAAATTAAGTATTGAACATTACTATTTAAAGTGTATGACACTTTCAGAGCTTAATGATTACATTGAATCATCTAGTGCTAAGAAAAAAGTCATACAAAAATGTAAGAATGAAATAATAAGGAGACATAAATGAAAAAAGTAGATATGGTCAACTCACCTCCCCATTATCGCAAAGGGTCTATAGAATGTATTGACGCAATAAAATCAGCATTAACTCAAGAAGAATTTAAAGGATATCTAAAAGGGGCTGCCCTGAAATATATTTGGAGAGAATCCTATAAAGACTCAAACATACAAGACTTACATAAATCAATTTGGTATATTAATAAGTTAATAGAACATTACGAGAACTTATAATGAGCAATAAACCGCAAATTGATGTTTCGCAACTTAAAAGGCAAATCGATAAAGGCAAATCGCTAAACGAAGTAGTGATGTCTTTAGGTAGAAGCAAATCGACTATTCTCAAAGTGGCTAATGAGAATGGTTTGAAGTTTGATAAAAAAAGCCCATGGGCAAATTTATAATTAAGGCAAATTTAGTATTAAGGCAAATTTAGTATTAAGGCAAATATGGATATACAAATAAAAACTGATCTCAAGAAACTCCAAAAGAAAATGGACGTTTTGCAACATAAGACTTTCAACAAAGTTCTAAGCGAAGGTATGAACTATACTGGTGCTAAAGTTGTCAATGCTCATAGAGATATGCTTCTAAAAAAACTAGATAAACCTAGAAAAACATCTATAACTGCTGTTGTTATGTCTCAGTTTGCCAAGCCTCATAAAAGAGGTTTAAAGGTTACAGTTAGAGTTAAGGATTATGCTACTAAATTCTTGTATTATATCTACACTGGAGAAAATGAACCTGCTAGAGGTCAAAGTTATCCGTCTCCTACAGATGATGGTATGCCTAGAAGAAACCAGTTTGGTAACATCGTTACTCAAAGAGGTATATTAAAAAGACTAGATAAAACACAAGACTCACAGAGAAAAGGCTCACGTTTTATAGGTGTTCCTAAAGGTCAAGGATCAAAAGTCTATGGTATATGGGAAAGACAAGGTAGAAAGGGAA